GCACGAAAAACACAGGTGAAAAAAGGGCCGGTTGATCCGGCCCTTTTTCGTTTTGGGAGGTCTGGATGGCGCTGTCGCACACTTCAGCCGAACTGATCAACAAGGCCGCCGCGATCCTCGGGCGCTACGTGCCCGGCGAGGCCTTGGGCGCGGTTGAGTACGAGACCATCGACGGCTGCATTGACGACGTGCTGACCGAAATCGGCAAGATCGTCGCCGTCCCCGACCGCGACGACATTCCCAATCTGGTGTTCGAAACCATCGCGCGCATTCTCGCGATCTATGCGGCTGCGGAATTTTCCAACCAGCCGCTCGATCTCGCCGCCATCGAACAGCACGAAAGGCGGCTGCGCTATCTGATCGCGCAATCGCCGACCTACGAAATCCTGTCGAGCAATTATTTCTAATGGTCGACGTTCCGTTTCCGCTGCTCAACGCGCCGGGGCGCCAGCCGCAGGCCGCGGGCGGGCGCCTGACCAACTGCTACCCCGAGAAGCTGCCCGCGACCGCCGGCAAGCCTTACGCCTACTGGCGCACGCCGGGGCTGCGCCCATGGGCCACGACGCCGGGCGTCAACTTTCGCGGCGCGCTGCTGGTCGGCAATCTGGTCTATGCGGTGATCGATAACGCCGTTTACACCTTCCCGGTCGGCGGCGGCGCCGGCACGCCATTGTCGGGCACGGTGCTGGGCACCGGCCCGGTCACGATGGCGCGCAACAACGCCGTGGGGCCTGACATTGCCATTGTCGCGCCGGGCAATGGTGCCTATCGGATCAATCCGCAGCCTTTGAGCGCGACGCCGCCCGGCACCAACAATGCCGTGGTCAGCTATCCGAACGGATCGGGCGGCTTCATCGTCGGCTCGCCCAATGCGGTCGGCTATCTGCAGGGCTCGTTTCATTTCAGCTATCCGAACGCGCAGGTGTTCGCCAGCGATCCGGACACCGGATCGAGCCCGACCAATATCAACGGGCTGAATTTTGCCACGGCGCAGAGCAAGCCCGACACACTGTACCGCCCGGTGCCCTACAACGGCCAGCTGCTGTTGTGCGGAGCCAACTCCATCGAAGTGTGGGGCACGCCGATCAACCTGTCCGGTTATCTGCTGACCTACACCTCGAGCATCCCGCGCGGCGTCGTCGGCATCAATGCCATCGCCGGTCACGATGACGGTTTCGGCAAGGGCATTTTCTTCGTCGGCGATGATTTCAAGGTCTCGACCTTGACTGGCTACACGCCGACGCCGATCTCGACGCCTGATATCGATCTGCAGATCGAGCGCGAGCCCGACAAGAGCGTCATCACCGTCTCGGTCTATGTCAGCCAAGGCCACGGCATGGTCGTGGTGCAGGGACCAACGTGGTGCTGGGAATACGACACCACGCTGCAGTCGTGGCATGAGCGCAAGTCGCATCTGCAGCAATACTGGCGCGGGCTGTTTCCGCTGTGGGCGTTCGGGTTGTGGATTTGCGGCGACAAAAAGAGCGGCAACCTTGCCGTGATCGACGGCAGGTTCTCGACTGAGTTTGGCGTCAACGACGCCCAGCAACTAACCAACGGTGGGCTCCCGACTGGCGGCACGTTCACGCTGACCTTCAATGGCCAGACCACGGCGGCCATCCCGGCGCTTGCCACGTCGGATCAAGTGCAGTCAGCGCTTCAGGCGCTGCCCGCCATTGGCGCGGGCAATATCATTTGCTCGGGTGGTCCGCTCGCTACGGCGATCATGATGACGTTTGCGGGCGCGCTCGCCGCGAAACCGCAGCCCCCGATCACGGTCAACGCGACCCTGACGGGCGGCACCAACCCCACGATGGCGGTTTTCCATACTGTCACGGGCGTGGCTGGCGATCCGCTGCTGATCACCATCGAGACCGGGCCGCTCGGTGCGTTCCCCAACAAGATCCGCATCAACGGCATCGAACTCTATCTGACCAAGGGCGTCGGCATGGCGACCGGCGCCGACCCGCTGCAGACCGATCCCGACATTTCAATTTCGATTTCGCGCGACGGCGGCCAGACGTGGAGCAATCCGCGCGTCGTCAAGATCGGCAAGCAGTCGCTGACCGATGAGCGGGTGCGTTCGGCGATCTGGGGGCAGGCACAAAATCAGGGCGTGCGCTGGCGCCTGCGCGAGAGCGCGCCGCTGTCGTTCGCGTTCATGGGGGCCGACATGCAAGTGGATCAGCTGAAGTGAAAATTTCCCTGCCGTCGCAGCGCGTCACGGTCGACCAGCCGGATGGTGTTGACCCGGTCTGGTTCGAAAAATTCAGGGCGCTGGCCGACTTCGCCAACCTGTTTTCCGAAATCAATTTCGCAACGATGACGACGGGCCAGGTTCTGATCTGGAACGCCACGACGAAGAAGTTTCTCCCCGGAGCAAACTGATGGCTGGTTTTTTCGACACGCTGTTCGGCGGTGGCGCGCAAGAAGACGCGGCTGCAAAAAATGCGATTGCGCTCAATCAATACGGCACGACCGCCAACAACGCGCTGACCTCGACCTACAATACCGGCGTCGGCAACCTCAACTCGGCGATCGGCGCCTATCAGCCATTGGCGGCGCTGGGCGCGCAATACGCGCCCGCCAGCAGCATGTACCTCAACTCGCTCGGGCTCAACGGGCCGCAGGGCAATGCCGCCGCCACCGCCGCGTTCCAGAACAACCCCGGCTATACCGGGGCGGTCAACGCTGGCACCGATGCGATCCAGCGCCAACTCGGCGCTATGGGCATGTCGCAGTCCGGCAACGCAGCCGAAGACATCGGCACCTTTGTGCAGAACCTGCAGAACCAGCAGTACGGCAACTGGCAGACCAATCTGGGGAGCGCCGGCCAGACCGGCGCCAACATTCTCGGCACCGCCGCGGCGGGCCAGTCGGGCGGCTACACCAACCTCGCCAACCTCGCCAGCAACTACGGGCAGAACCAAGCCAATGTCGCCAGCGGCATCGCCACCGGTACGCTGTCCGACAACGACATGGTGGCCGCGGGGCAGGCGGCGGGCGCCAAGAACCTGCTCGGCGCCGGGCTGTCGCTCGCCACGCTCGGCATGGGCGGCAACCCGTTCGGCGGTGCGATGACCGGCGGCGGCTCGTCGCTGCTGGGGTCGCTGGGCTCGTCGATCGGCTCGGGCATCAAGAGCCTCAATCTGGGGCAAGGGATGTTCGGCGGCGGAACGCCCGCGGGGATTTAGACCATGGCGCTCGCACCGCTGCTGATCCCGCAGCCCCAGATCGACAACAGTTTTAATTTTGCGCCGCTGGCGAGGCTCGGGCAGATCGCGCCACAGGACAACACGCTCGCGAGCCTCGGACAGCAATCGCCTCAAGGTGCGCCGTTTCCGACAGGAGGTGCCGCGCCGGTCCCTTACCCGCCTTCCGGCGGGGGCCAAAACGTCCAGTCATGGTATGACTTTGCAATCCGGCCGGTCGATCAGGGCGGCCTCGGGCTATCGCAGGCGCAGGCGGCGGGCGCTGTTGGTAATCTGCAAGCTGAAAGCGGTGCCACCATCCCATCATGGGGGCCGACAGGCGACGCCGGAACGGCGCATGGCGCTGCGCAGTGGCGGCTTGACCGTTTTGCCAATCTACAAAAATACGCCGCAGATCGCGGCCTCGATTATCGAAGTACGGAGGCACAGCAGGGCTTCATGCGCGATGAATATCTCGGGAGCGAGCGCCCGGCATATGATCGCCTGATTGCTGCCAAGACACCGCAGGAAGCGGCGGGAATTGTTAATCAGTATTACGAGCGATCCGCCGATAAATCCGGCACGCGCGAAGCCAATGCAGCGCGTCTTGCGCGGCGGTTTGGATTACTGACAGGAAATCAGTGATGGCAATTAACGCGCTGCAAATCCCGCAGTCGAACATCAACAACACCGTCGACCCCTCGATGTGGGGCACGCTCGCCAATCTCGGCAATGTTTATCGCGACGCGCAGACCGAGAGCGCCAAGCAGGCCGCGCTGGCGGGTCTTGGCAACGATCCGAACGCCAACGCGCAGGTGCTGCTGCGATCCGGCGTGCCGTCGCTGGCGCAGATCGGCCTCAACATGCAGCAGCGCGCCGTCGAGCAGCAGCGCGAGGACGCGCGCAACGCCGTGATCGACGCCCACTGGCAGAAGGAATACGCCATCCAGAGCGCCGCCGCGCGTCGCGCGCAGGAGACCTATGACGAGAGCGACCGCGACCGCGCGGCGTCGGGAGACTTGATCAAGCGATTGTTCGGCGGCAACGCGCCCAGCGCGACGCCCGCCGGTCCCGCACCATTCCCGGCGCCATTGCCCGGCGCGGCCTCTGCGGCGCCCGCTGGAGCGCCTGTCGCGCCCCCGGTGCCGTTTCCCCCGGTGGCGCCGCCGATCGCGCCTGCGGCGCCCGCTGTGGCGGCTGGGACTTCTCCAGCCGCACCGGTCGCACCGGCCGAGCCGGCGCCTTCACTGGCGCTGCAGAGCGGACTGGTGGGACCGATGCCTTCGGCGCCGGATCCGGTGAGCCGCATCACCAGCAACCTGCTGTCGTCGCAGCCCGCCTCGGCCGCGGGTGTCAGCGGCGAGGAGATCGCGGCGCTGTATCAAAACACGCTGACGCGCCCGCTGGCGCAGGCGCTGATCCAGAAGAAGCTCGACCCCGGCAGCTGGACCTACCAGACCATCGGCGGCAAGCTGGTCGCGATGAACGCCAACGACCCGCGCAAAAATTTCGTGGTGGCCGACGTCCCGCAGATGGAGGTCAAGGAGATCGAGAACAACGGCGTCAAGTCGTTGGTGCGCGTCAACAAGCAGGGGCCGGAAGGTCCGATCGCAGGCTCGGGGCCGACCGCCCCCGCCAATCCACTGGTGGCGCCCGGCAAGACGATGAACCACGACGAGGCGCAGGCCGCGACCTACACCGATCGCATGGCGAAGGCCCACGAGGTCATCAACAAGTTCGAGAAGATCAATCAGGGCGTCGTGGCTCCGTTCACCGGTACCCTGCTGGAAGCATCGAAGGGTCTGCCCAGTGCCGCGCAGCCGGTGCGCAACTGGTTCCTGTCCGGCGACCGCCAGCAGTACGATCAATCCAAGCGCGACTTCGTCAATGCCATCCTGCGCAAGGAGAGCGGCGCGGCGATCTCGCCTTCCGAATTTGCCAACGCCGAACAGCAGTATTTTCCGCAGCCCGGCGACAGCGAGGAAACGCTGGCGCAGAAGCAGCAGAACCGCCTCACCGCGATGCAGGGCATGG